ACCATTGTTATGCCACAAGGTCCGCTGGTTGGTGCAACCGACAGCCTATTATTCGCTACGCAAACCGAAGTACGAATTAACCCGACTGAGCAATATGTGGATGTAACGGCGATTTGCCAAACCACAGGCGAAAGTGGCAACGGCTGGCAAATCGGGCAAGTAAAGACACTCAAAAGCGAACTGCCAGCCGATGTAACCGCCTCCAACATTGATGTGTCGGCAAATGGTATCGACACTGAAAGCGATGATGACTACCGCAAGCGGATTTTGCTTGCGCCAGAAGCCTTCACCACTTGCGGTTCGGTTGCCGCTTACGAATATCACTCTCGTAGCGTGTCGCAAGTGATTTCTGATGTGGCGATTTCCACCCCTCAAGGTGGCACAGTCAAAGTCACGGTGCTTACCAAGCACGGACTGCCGTCAGCCATTTTGCAGGAGAAAATTCGCCACTACATCAGCGGCGAAAAACGTCGTCCGCTGTGCGACACCGTGATTGTGGCTGAGCCTGAACGCAAAAGCTATCGAGTGGTTGCTAACTTAGATTTGCTCGCTACCGTCGCCGAAAATGAAGTGAAAGCCAAAGCCGAAACCGCTTTGCGAACCTATCTTTCATCACGCACGCAAAAATTGGGGCTGGACATCGTACCGCTCGATATTCAAAGCGTGCTGAAAGTCGCAGGCGTGTATAACGTGCATTTGGCAAGCCCACAACTTACTGAGCTCACGCCTGAACAATGGGCAGAATGCGAAAGCATCGCGATTAACATCAACGCGGAGCGCAAAGATGGCTAAGTTGCAATATCCGTCAATCATTGAAATATCGCCAAAACTGACCGCACTTGCCGACCTTGGCAAGCGGTTAAACCGACTGGATAAATCGCAAATTATGACCAGCTTTGTGGATTTAGTCCCGACCGAGTTTTTAGAACTGCTTGCCGAAAAATGGAGTGTCACCGGCTATGACGGCTGGTTACTTGCAGAAAGTGTAGAAGCCAAACGGAAACTCATCAAGAGAGCCGTCGAACTGCACCGCTACAAAGGCACACCGTGGGCAATGCGGGAAATTATCCGCCAGCTTGGGTTTGGAGAAGTGGAGATTATTGAAGGTTTATTCGATAAACGTCACGACGGTTCATTTACCCGAGACAGTACATATTTTCACGGCGACCGCTCCAAATGGGCACATTACCGTGTGATTCTGCAACAAACCATTACTAACGACCAAGCCGATTTACTGCGAAAAACCTTGCGTGTTTTCGCTCCCGCTCGCTGTGTGTTAGCGAGCTTAGACTACCGTCAAGCAGCACTTCGGCACAACGGTATGGCAATGCGTAACGGCAGATTTAATCGTGGCACAGCTTAACTCAAAAAGGAAACAAAATGGCAAATTTAACCTTAACCCGACAATGGGTGGAAAACATCTATCAATTGGAAACCTCCGACCCTGTAATGGGCGGACCAGACGGCATTGATAACCGTCAAGCGAAAGAGCTGGGGGCGAGAACCAACTGGCTAAAAGACCAAGTAGACACCATCAACCGAGACCGCACTGGCTACGCCACCAAAGCCAGCCCTGCGTTCACAGGTGTCCCAACAGCCCCTACTGCCAACCCAAACACCAACAACACCCAAATTGCGACGACAGAATTTGTGAAAACCGCAATTGCTGCATTGGTGGGTTCTGCGCCTGCTGCGTTGGACACGCTAGAAGAATTGGCACGTGCATTAGCTGGTGATGCTAACTTAAAAGCAACTTTGCTTGCGGAAATTGGGAAAAAAGCGAATGCCACTGATTTTAATGCCTTACATGATTTATTTGTTGGTATCCCTATTCCTTATCCGCTTTCTACCGTCCCAACAGGTTGCTTAGCGATGAACGGACAGCGATTTGATGCTCGTCGTTATCCAAAATTAGCACAGAAATATCCATCAGGGCAGTTGCCTGATTTACGTGGGGAATTTATCCGTGGTTGGGATAATGGACGTGGGGTTGATGCTGGCCGTGGGATGTTGTCGGTGCAATCTGATGAAATCAAATCACATAATCATAAATTTAAATATATAGGCCAAAATCAAAGATCCGAGTCAAACAGAACGGATATCTTTAACCAACTGACTGTAGGTGATTCAGTCTATAGACATGATCGAAGAGATGATTTAATCATCAAAGTCGCAAATGAGTCTGATGTGAAGTATGGGAAAACACCTTACAATGATGTTTCAATCTATATCAATAACACTGGTGGGGCTGAAACCCGCCCTCGCAACATCGCCTATCATTACATCTGCCTAGCCGAATAAGGAGTACAACATGACCGTAACATTTAATCAAGACGGCTTTGCCGAAACCAGCGGTGAAATCATCGTTTACTGTACAGGCAACAAGGGCATTTACAGCCACAGCACAACCGAATATGTGAGCGAAGGCGGAAGCCTTTCCGCAGGCAGTTATTTAGATGCCCCTCCGCCAGCCAAACAAGGCTTTGTCATTGTGCGAGCAGATAACAGTTGGCAATACCAAGCTGACCATCGTGGCACCTATTACAGTAAGGAAACGGGCAAAAAAGTAGAACATACCGAACTAGGTGAATTGCCTGATAATTTAACCGCACTTGCACCACTTGCTGAACCATGCAAATGGAACGGTACAGCATGGGTAAAAGATGAAGCGAAAATTGCTGATAATTTTACAACAACCCAAACTCGCCTTATCACCAACATCGATGAGCACGCGGCAAAAATCTACAGTACATGGACGAGATTTGAAAGCGAGTACCGCGAGCGACAAACGGCAGCGGAAGCCTTTAAAGCGGCAAATTATGAGGGAGAGTGCAGTCGTTATATCTCAGACTTTGCGCAACGTGCGAGACTGGATAATAAGACCGCGACAAACCTGATTTTGACACAGGCAGCAGGGCTAGAAAAACTACAAATGGAGCTTGCCAACCAACGTATGCGCAAGTATGAGCTCAAGGCACCTAATCTCACACTTGAGAAACTGCAATCAATCTACGATGACATTATCAAGCAAATGGATAACTTGATGGAGGCATATAAAAATGGCTAAGGTTTATTTGGCGATGTACAAATACAAACGTGACTGGCGCAAGAAGCCCATCAAAGCGATAGCCGACCGCATCACTCGATTTTTCACTAAGGGGAAATACTCGCATTGTGAAATCGCGGTAGAACGCATTGAATTTACTAACGGACACCATTATGAGCATGCAACAGTGTATGAGTGCCACTCATCTTCAGTACAAGATGGCGGCGTACGTTGCAAGCAGATTGATGTATCCGATAACACCAAATGGGATTTAATCCCCCTCACCGATGTCACCGAGGCGCAAATCAAAGCCTATTTTAACCGCACTTTGGGGTGTAAATATGACTGGTGGGGTGCGCTAGGAATCGTACTTGGAATCAAACAAAAACGCAGTAAGTATTTTTGCAGTGAGTGGTGCTTTAATGCGATTTGTGGCGGGGAAAATGGCTGGCGGTTTAGTCCGAATCAGCTGGCAGCAATGTTTAACAAAGGAAGAATTTAAAAGGAGGGTTTACCCTGCACAACGTTTAATTCAATGAAGAAAAGACGGCGATAACAACGGTACTGGGAATGCCTGTTGTTACCAGCTACGCAGAGCATGCCTGCATATAGCCATACGCCGCCTACCTTGCGCAAGGCGGGCGGATTGTAACAAATCTTTTGATTAGGAGAAATATATGCAGTTAATTAAAGCAATCCGTTGCACATTTTGTAACAAATTATTGGCGAAAGTGGGGACAGTTGGTTATTTAGAAATCAAATGCCCACGTTGCAAAACCGTCAATACTACCCGTTAATTTGATTTGAGTGTCGGAATGCCTAGCGCATCGGAACGCCATAGAAGGAAAAACTATGGCAAATCAAAAAGCCTTTAAACAAGCTCCGCTGCCGTTCATCGGACAAAAACGAATGTTTCTCAAACAATTCGAGCAGATTTTAAATGAAAACATCCCTGATGACGGCAAGGGCTGGACGATTATTGATACCTTTGGCGGTAGCGGTTTACTCAGCCACACTGCCAAACGATTAAAACCCAAAGCTCGTGTGATTTATAATGATTTTGACGGCTACGCAGAAAGATTGGCAAATATTGACGACACCAACGTCTTACGCGCACAAATCTTCACCAAAATCGATAACGCTACGCAAAAAAATAAGCGTTTACCCAAGGCATTGAAGGCAGAAATCATCAAAATCATTGATGAATTTCAGGGTTATAAGGACTTAAACTGCTTGGCGAGTTGGTTATTATTTAGCGGTCAGCAAGTTGGTTCACTTGAAGAACTCTACTGCAAAGATTTCTGGCATTGTGTGCGGTTAAGCGATTACCCGAGTGCGGACGGTTATTTAGACGGCGTGGATGTGGTGCGTGAGTCATTTCATATCTTGCTGCCGAAATTTTCAAACGACCCGAAAGCCCTGTTTGTATTAGATCCGCCTTACCTTTGCACCAAGCAAGAAAGTTACAAACAAGTCACCTATTTTGACTTGATTGACTTCTTGCGACTGGTCAATATCACTCGTCCGCCGTATGTGTTTTTTAGCTCTACGAAGTCGGAGTTTATTCGATTTGTGAATTATATGTTGGAAGACAAGGTGGATAATTGGCAGGCGTTTGAAAACGCCAAACGCATTACGTTGAATGCAAAACTGAACTACCAAGTGGCGTATGAAGATAATTTAGTCTATAAATTCTAGTAGTAAAAAAGGCTTCGCGTGATCACGAAGCCTTTTGCATTAGTCTTCTAATTCGGAAAGTAAACAATAAAACGGTGGGGCGAAAGGGGCAAGTGTGGACGTAAATCTGACTACACAATCTTTATGCCCGTCTTCCACAAACCGCACATCTAAAAACGCCGTGTTATACACAAAGGTTTGCCCCCGTCCGTTAGGTAGTGAATATTGCGAACCGTCCGCAATAAAACCGTCTTGTTCTTTCACCGCAACAAGGGCTAATTCCATCATCATTTCCTGCTCGGTTCTCATTTTAAAATTTGTCATTTTGCGGTTTCCTGTATTTGTTTAAGTTGGTCACAAGATTACTCTCTTCGGCGGGCATAGCAAGTCATCATTGCGGCAAAACGACTGGCTGCGGTCGAATTAGGCTGGGGAGGTGTGGACGGCTAAATAAGTGCAGATATGTAACGCCATTTCACTAAATGAAAAAAGCAAGAAATAGAAATTATCTTGCTTTTTTAGGGGCGGTTATGTTGCGCGGGTTTATATTACCCGCGATGAAATTATTCGGTAAACACTAAAAACGAGATAAAAAATAACCGCACTTTGATGCTTTCAAGGTGCGGTTTTTTATGGATGGAACAGACTATTTACGAGAAGTGTAATCGCCGACACAAACCCATTTATAACTGGTTAAGGCTTCTAATCCCATTGGACCACGAGCATGAAGTTTTTGAGTACTTACCGCCACTTCTGCGCCTAAACCAAATTGTCCGCCATCGGTAAATCGGGTACTTGCATTCACATACACGGCTGCTGCATCCACTTGATTGATAAATTGTGTGGCTAGTCGTTGATTTCCCGTCAAGATACTTTCTGAATGTTGTGTGCCATATTCACGAATGTGAGCAATCGCCGCATCCATATCTTCAACCACCACAACATTGAGATCCAATGAGCCCCATTCTTGGCGTAGCGCTTGTTCAGCCACTTCTTGCACATCGACATTTGCCGCTTGAAGAATCGAAAGTGCGGTCGATTTTGCATGGAATTTTACTTTTTTCTCGGCTAAATATTTCGCGAGTTTTGGTAGGAAAACATCAGCAATCGAGCGCTGAACTAAAAGTGTTTCCAGCGTATTACATGTGCTTGGGCGTTGGCATTTTGCATTCGCGATCACTGCAAGAGCTTTTTCTTGGTCAGCGCTTTCTTCCACAAAAAGATGGCAAACGCCCACACCACCAACAATCACTGGAATGGTAGAATGTTGTTTACAAAGCTCATGCAAACCTGCACCGCCACGAGGAATAATCATATCCACATAGCGATCCAATTTAAGTAGTTGCATCACAAGTTCACGATTCGGATCTGTAATGGCTTGGACTGCATGGCGTGGTAGTCCCGCTTGTTCAAGGGCATTTTGTACCACTTCTACTAAAATTTGATTGGAATGTTGTGTTTCTTTTCCACCACGCAAAATCACGGCATTACCGGTTTTTAAGCAAAGGCTTGCCACATCAATGGTCACATTAGGACGTGCTTCGTAAATAGTGCCAATCACGCCAAGCGGAGTACGGACTCGTTCGATCTTTAATCCGCTATCTAAGGTACCACCATCAATGATTTTCCCCACAGGATCCGCGAGCGAAATCACATGGCGCACATCATTCGCAATGCCTTTTAGGCGATCTTCGGTTAATAAAAGGCGGTCAATTAAGGCTTCTGATAAGCCATTTTGTTTTGCAATTTCAATATCTTTTTGGTTTGCGGCTAGAATACGATCCGCTTGCTGTTCTAATTGTTCCGCAATGATACTGAGTGCATGATTTTTTTCAGTGGTGTTTAACTGCGCTAAAATAAAGGCTGCATCTTTAGCCTGTTTGCCCATTTGTTCTAACATAATTATTCCTTTTAATTATTTTGTTTTCTTCGGTAATTTATCATTTGTTTCATCTTCTTGCTCTTGGAAATCGAAAACAGGTAGTCCCCAGCCAAATCGAACAGCAAGTAAACGCAATGAAAAACCGCTGAATAAAGTCAGTAAAATCGTAAATGTATGATCTAATTGAATGTGTTGGAATGCCATATACATAGCCGCGGAGAAGAATGACACGCTGGCGTAAAGTTCTTTTTGGAATACAAGGGGAATGCGGTTACAAAGTAAATCACGCAACACACCACCAAATGCCCCCGTTACTGTTGCCGCAATTGATGTAACGGTAAAACCATAGCCCATATCAATGGCAATTTGCGCACCGATAATGGAATATACGATTAATCCTAAAGCATCTAATACCAAGAAAATCGTGCGAAAGTAGCGCATAAAATGTTTGATAAAGGGCGCAATAAAAACCGTTAATACAGCCGCACCAGCTACCATGATGAAATATTCAGGATGTTTAACCCAGCCAACAGGGTAGTGCCCCAGTAATACATCGCGTACTGTACCACCGCCAATCGCTGTCACGCAGGCGATAATAATTACCCCGAAAATATCCATTTTTTCTCGTCCAGCGGCCAATGCGCCGGTAATTCCTTCGGCGGTAATTCCAATAATATAAAGTACGCTTAATAGCATTTTTTTGTGGTTCCTAAAGTGCGGTTATTATTTTGCTTATTTTAAAAGGGAATGAGGCAAAATGCACGAAAGCCATTAAAAAAAGCCGTAAATTTTGGCATAATGACACTTTCTTTTCCTAATCGAGAATTTTATGTCAGAAGAACAATCCAAACCCTTGGCCGCATTTCTTGCGATATTGCCAATTGGGTTGCTATTAATGATCGATTTTTTTATAGAATTTTTGCAACTTGCTGAAAAATTGATTCCTCATTTAGCCTTTGGCGTGCTGATTGCCCAATTGCTTTGTTTAGTTGCCTTTATTAAAGGGGAAATTTGTCCAGGGCAGCGTGGACGTTTAATCAAAGCAAATGTCTGTTTTGCACTTTATTGGTTCGTTTGGCTAGGGATGAGCTTAGCCTCACCACATCATTACGTGATGACTGATACTGTCAGCTTATGCGGGTTATCTGCTGTATATGCAGTGTGGAAACAACCTAAAGATGAAGTTGCTCGCCGTGGTTTTCTCTTAATGGCATCTTTGGTGAGTGGATTGGGTGTCATTGCCTATTTAATGATTTTCTTTGGCAACCCGACACCAAATTTCGTGCAATATAACTCACTAGCACAAGCTTTAATGGGCGTATTGTTAGCGAATTTATGTTTGTCCGTTTCTCGTAATCGTTTACAAGGTTTTATAGCATTACTGCCGTTATTGATGATTTTACTGCTTGCGCTTAATGCGTTGGCAGTACTGATTTTTATTATTTATCAAGGCACAAGTGCGGTCGTTTTTTCGAACGTTTTTGCATACGGCATTTATTTTCTGCTTCACTTAGTGATAGCGGGTGTATTGCTCTTACACAGTGTAAATAAATGGAAACTCAGCTATAACAGCCTACTCATTTTATTCTTTATGGCTAGTAGTTTGCCAGTCTGGGCGATGTTTATTTAATGGATAAAGTAAAATCTTACGCCGCCCCGATGTTAGTCGTGGGCTGCGTACTATTCGGTTTATTGCTTCTTTCTCAGCTAGTGGTGGTGCTTGTGATTGATTATCTTGGCTCTCAAAAAAGCAAAACCGCTTAAAACAAAAAAGTGCGGTAAATTTCACCGCACTTTGCTTTCACATTAAACCAATTACTCAGCTGCTTTCTTTTTCAAGTATTGATAGAGCTCGTCTTTAATCCGTAATTTTTCTTTTTTCAAGTTCTCAATTTCCGTATGAGTAGCGAGTTCTATGTTATCAATCTTATTTTTGATCTCTTGGTCTAACACATTGTGTTTTTCAAACAAGCGATCGAAATAAGCATCTTTATTTTTGAGATTAGTAATTAAATCGCGAAATTCAGGAAACATTGGTTACTCCTCTTGGTTAACGTTCATTTTCATTATAGAACTTTTTTTTGCTATTTCTAGTGCCTCATTCTCAGAATTTGACAGAGATCACAAAATTAAATCATGGCAAAGTGCGGTCATAAAATTGGATGTTTTTGAAGAGGTTAATAAAAGAAAAATCAGGGTTTTAACTGGTTTATTTGCTCAAAGCACGCTAGAATAAAGGTATCTGTTTCATAATGAAAAATAGGGAATTCCAATGATCGATCCAAATTTACTCCGTAATAATCTGACTGAAGTAGCAGAAAAATTAAAAGTAAAACGTAACTTTATTCTTGATACGGAAAAACTTACCGCATTAGAAGAACAACGCAAAGATTTACAAGTAAAAACTGAAACATTACAAGCAGAGCGTAACGCGCGTTCCAAAGCTATTGGTGCGGCAAAAGCACGTGGTGAAGACATTGCACCATTATTGGCTGAAGTAGATAACATGGGCGAACAGCTTAATGAAGCGAAAACCCAACTTGATGCGGTGTTAGCAGAAATCAATCAAATCGCATTAAGCATTCCAAACCTTCCCGCAGATGAAGTGCCATTAGGTAAAGATGATACTGAAAACAAAGAAATTTTACGTTGGGGTACACCGCGTACATTTGATTTTGATATCAAAGATCACGTGTCATTAGGTGAAGATGCCAATGGCTTAGATTTTGCTGCAGGGGCTAAATTAGCGGGTACGCGTTTTGCGGTAATGAAAGGTCAAATTGCTAAAATGCACCGTGCATTAGCACAATTCATGTTAGATCTTCATACCGAACAACATGGTTATTTAGAAACTTATGTACCTTATTTAGTTAACCATGCGACTCTTTATGGTACAGGCCAATTACCAAAATTTGGTGAAGATTTATTCCATACTTTAGCGTTAGAAGGTGAGCAACCTTACGCATTAATTCCAACAGCGGAAGTGCCGGTGACTAACCTTGTACGTGATGTGATTATTGATGAAGCAGAATTGCCAATCAAAATGACCGCACATACACCATGTTTCCGTTCTGAAGCGGGATCGTATGGTCGTGATACCCGTGGTTTAATTCGTATGCACCAATTTGATAAAGTAGAAATGGTACAAATCGTCGATCCAGATAAATCTATGGAAGCGCTTGAAGAATTAACCGGCCATGCAGAAAAAGTATTACAACTTTTAAATCTACCATATCGTAAAGTCTTACTTTGCACCGGTGATATGGGCTTTGGTTCTTGCAAAACTTACGACTTAGAAGTATGGGTGCCTGCACAAGATACTTACCGTGAGATTTCTTCTTGCTCAAATATGTGGGATTTCCAAGCGCGTCGTATGCAAGCACGTTGCAAAGCAAAAGGTGATAAGAAAACTCGCTTGGTGCACACATTAAACGGTTCTGGTCTAGCGGTAGGCCGTACATTAGTGGCCGTACTTGAGAACTATCAAAATGCAGACGGCTCAATTACGGTGCCTGAAGTATTACGTCCTTACATGGGCGGGTTAGAAGTGATCTGCAAATAATTACAATATATTAATTCAATTTAGGGCTAATGTTTTTAGCCCTTTCTTTTATTTAGAGAAATGAGATTTTTATTCTAGTTTTTGAGATAAATCCACATCAATATTTATGCATTTATAGGTAATCTAATAAGGTATCAATTTTTAGGAGAATAATAATGACTGATAAACGACCATTTCCA